GTCAAGATCATGCGGCACAGGGGCGACGACACCATGACGGTGGTGGGGTATGTGATCGAAGCAATTGAGGAATTTAAGCCCGCGCTGGTCGTGATCGACGAAGGCGGGCTGGGCGCGGGCATTGTCGATCGATTAAAAGAACAACGGTACAAGGTCAAAGGCATAAATTTTGGAAATAAGTCCAAAAACCCGATCATGTACGGTAATATGCGCGCGCAAATGTGGGGAGATATGCGAGAATGGCTGAAATCTGCTAGTATTCCTAGCGACAGGTTCTTGAAGACGGACTTGATTTCGCCTATGATGAAGCCTGATTCACGGGGAACAATCTTCTTGGAAAGCAAAAAAGAAATGAAAGCTCGCGGTCTTGCCTCACCCGACGCTGCTGACGCTATCTGCGTCACATTTGCCTTTCCAGTGGCACATCGTGAGTATGCTGAACCCAAGCGCACCGCCAGAAGCTACGGTAGCGCAGTGTCAACTGGATGGATGGGCGCATGAAGAAGAAGAGCGTATCGCTAAGTGTCGGTCGCGGCGAGAAGTTGCCGGTGGCCAAGGGTGCAGGTCTGACTGAGAAAGGCCGCGCTAAGTACAACGCCGCTACGGGTTCTAACCTCAAGGCGCCAGCACCCAACCCCAAGACCAAGGCAGACCAAGGCCGCAAAGATTCATTTTGTGCAAGGATGGGTGCTGTAGCGGCCAACGCCAAAGACGGTGAACGCGCTAAAGCAGCCCTTAAACGATGGAAGTGTTGATATGGCCACCAAACCTGGGCTTTATGCCAATATTCACGCCAAACAGGCACGTATCGCCGCCGGCTCTAAAGAGAAAATGAGGAAGCCTGGCTCACCCGGCGCGCCTACTGCCAAAGACTTCAAAGATTCAGCCAAAACTGCAAAGAAGAAGTAACATGCCGCTTGTCAAATCAAAGTCTCCCGAAGCATTCCGCAAGAACGTCAAGGCTGAAATCAAGGCGGGCAAACCCGTCAAGCAAGCCGTGGCCATTGCGTATGCAGTCAAACGTGCAGCCCCAAAAGGAAAGAAATGAAGACCCTTGCCCCCATTGCCAAACTTAACAGCCGCGAACCCAAAATGTCGGGCGGCGGTATGCCTGACCGCAACAAAGAGACCCGTTCACCCACTGCCAACTGCAATGCCACGATTCCATCGGGCAACAATGTCAAGGCAACGGTGGACAAAGTTCTTAACAAGATCAAATAATGGCAGACTTCACAGGCATTGCGGCTGCTGGCGCAGTGGCCGAAGGCGGTAAACCAAAGAAGAGCGCGTCTGACATCTTGGCCACAGCCCGTGCCAGGCTGGATATGGCGGTGTCTGCGCTTGCCGAAAGCCGCGAAGATGAGATCGACGACCTGCGCTTTTACGCCGGCTCGCCCGACAATCACTGGCAGTGGCCCGCCGATGTACTGGCCACCCGTGGCGCGGTGCAAGGTCAAACCATCAACGCCCGCCCGTGTCTGACAATCAACAAGCTACCCCAGCATGTGCGCCAAGTCACCAACGACCAGCGCCAGAACCGGCCTGGGGCCAAGGTCATCCCGGTGGACGACAACGCCGACGTGGAAGTGGCCGACATCTTCAATGGCATGATTCGGCACATTGAGTACATTAGCGACGCCGACGTGGCCTACGACACTGCCTGCGAAAACCAAGTTTCTTACGGCGAAGGTTACCTTCGCTTGTTGACCGAGTATTGCGACGACAACACGTTTGACCAAGACATTAAGATTGGCCGTGTGCGCAACTCCTTTTCGGTCTACATGGATCCAACCATCCAAGACCCGACCGGCGCGGACGCCAAGTATTGTTTTGTCACTGAAGACTTGACCAAGGCCGAGTTTGAGCGAATGTACCCAGACGCATCGCCTATCACCACCTTGCAGTCGCTGGGTGTGGGCGATCAGTCGATCAGCAACTGGCTCAATGAAGACACAGTCCGCATTGCGGACTACTACTACATTGACTTTGACCCCGAAACGCTGAACCTGTACCCCGGCAACGCCACGGCGTTTGAGGGTACGCCCGAGGACAAGCAACTGCGGGCGATTTACGGCAAGCCCAAAAAGTCACGCCAATCTGACCGCCAAAAAGTCAAGTATTGCAAGATTAACGGGTACGAAATCCTTGAAGAGCGTGAGTGGGCAGGCAAATACATCCCCGTGATTCGCATCGTGGGCAACGAATTTGAGGTTGACGGTCGCTTGTATGTGTCGGGTTTGGTGCGCAACGCCAAAGATGCCCAGCGCATGTACAACTATTGGGTCAGCCAAGAGGCCGAGATGCTGGCCTTGGCGCCCAAAGCCCCATTCATTGGCTACGGTGGCCAGTTTGAGGGATATGAAACAAACTGGAAAACCGCCAACACGCAGAACTGGCCGTATTTGGAAGTTAATCCAGACGTTACAGACGGCCAAGGTGGAATGTTGCCACTACCCCAGCGGGCCCAGCCACCAATGGCCTCCAGCGGCCTATTGCAGGCCAAGGCGGGGGCGTCTGAAGACATCAAGAGCACCACAGGGCAATACAACGCCAGTTTGGGCATGGGTTCCAACGAGCGCAGCGGCAAAGCCATTCTGGCCCGCCAGCGCGAGGGCGACGTAGGTACTTACCATTACGGGGATAACCTAGCCCGTGGCGTGCGTCATGTAGCCCGCCAGTTGGTGGATTTGATTCCCAAGATTTACGACACCCAACGCATTGCTCGCATCATCGGTGAAGATGGCGAGACCAAGATGATCAAGATCAACCCCGAGCAAGAACAACCGGTCAACAAGATCGTTGATGAGCGCGGGATTGTGATCGAGAAAATCTACAACCCCGGCGTCGGCAAGTACGACGTGGTGGCAATCACTGGCCCAGGCTACGCGACCAAACGTCAAGAGGCACTTGAAGCAATGGCACAACTGTTGCAAGGCAACCCTCAACTGTGGGCTGTGGCCGGTGACCTATTTGTCAAGAACATGGATTGGCCTGGCGCCCAAGAGATGTCCAAGCGTTTTGCCAAGACTATCGATCCCAAGTTCATGTCAGATGGCGAGGACAATCCAGCATTGCAAGCGGCGCAGCAGCAGATGCAAGCCATGGGTCAAGAAATGGAGCAAATGCACCAGATGATCCAGAATGTTGGCAAGTCCATCGAAGCGCAAGATATGGAGCGCAAAGACTTTGAAGCCCAGGTTAAGGCGTATGAGGCCGAGACCAAGCGTTTGGCCCAAGTGCAGGCAAGCATGTCACCAGAGCAAATTCAAGATATAGTCTTGGGCACGGTGCATGGCATGATCACATCAGGTGACCTGGTAAACGAAATGCCTGGCCGCGAACAGAATGAGATGATGCCCGAAATGATGCCTCAACAGATGATGCCCGAACAACAAGGGATGCCACAATGAAAGCGTGTGATTTTGTAGGGTTGCTGTTTCTTGCCCGAGATGTGACGCACAGCGTCCACTTGAATACCCGCAGCTATTCCAAACACAAGGCTTTGGCGCACTTTTATGAGCGCATCATTGATGCCACTGATGATTTTGCTGAAAGCTATCAAGGCCGGCATGGTTTGATGGGGCCAATTACGTTGCATTCGGCAAAGAAGACGGCTAACATCATTGAGTTTTTGGAAGACTCGCTGAAAGAAATTGAAGACTGCCGGTATGAAGTGGCTGACAAATCCGACTCATCTTTGCAGCAGCTCATTGACAACATCATTGAGATTTATCTTCGCACCCTGTACAAACTCCGCTTTTTGGCATAAGGACGCATCATGGAACTTCTGAATCCACTATCACAAACTGGTTTTCCTGGCCGCACGGCGTCTTACAGCGGTTCTGCGGGCAATACGGCTGATTGGGGTTCTGGCCCTGAAGGCGTGGTGGTCTGGTCTACGACCCCCTGCTATGTAGAGATTGGCCCTGGCGCTGTGGCCACCACTGGCAGCACGCCGATCCCTGCATACACCCCGATCCCGTTTTATTTGCCTATGGGCACTGGCGCTCCTTTCCGCGTAAGTGCTATTCGCATTGCGGATGACGGCGCGATCTACTGCAAACCGATTAACAAGCAATGAGCTTTGGTGTCGCTCTTCGCAACGCAGTAGCCATTGGTCTTGGCGGTATTGCCACGCTGGTTTCTGGAAAGCATGCCGAGATCATTATTGGCAATTTGTTGTGCGAAAACAATGACAATCTCGTCCAAGAAGACGATGGTTTGATTCTTTTGGAGTGACCTAAATGGCCGTCTTTCTCTCCCCCGTGGGCGGCGCAGCGGCCCAGTTTTTCACCAACAGCGGCGTAATCCTGTCTGGCGGCAAGCTGTACACATATGCAGCGGGTACAACTACGCCAAAAGCAAGTTATACGTCTTCTAGCGGTAACACCGCCCATACCAACCCTATTATTTTAGATTCCGCAGGGCGTGTGCCTGGCGGTGAAATATGGATATTGCCGCCGCCATACAAATTTGTTTTGTATACATCTACAGATGTTTTAATCGCAACTTACGATAATATTTCTGGCTTTGGTGCTGCGGCGTTTCAAGTTGACAATTTTACCGGCACAGGGTCGCAAACTGTGTTTACATTAACCAATGCGTCATTGGGCGAAAACTTTACGTTTGTGTACATCAATGGCGTATACCAGCAGAAAAACACTTACGCCGTGTCAAGCACAACTTTGACGTTTTCACAAGCGCCGCCTAATACTTCATCCATTGAAGTCATGTTCAATTAAGGAATCATCATGGCCGACACCAAAATCTCAGCATTACCCGCATCTACCGTCCCGCTTGCGGGCACTGAAGTTCTGCCAATTGTTCAAAGCAGCACAACCAAACAGGTGTCTGTTGCAAATTTGACCGCCGGTCGATCTTTTGATGCGTCAGGTATGACCCTGACATCAACAGATGCTGGTGCAACAGAAGGCCCATTACTTGATCTATATAGAGATTCAGCAAGTCCAACAGCAGCCGATACATTAGCTGAAATTCAATTTAATGGTAAGGACTCAGCAGGAAATAAACAGAAATATGCTTGTATTCACGGTTCAATTTTAAGTCCAACATCAGGTTCTGAACAAGGACAAATTCACTTTGAGACACAAACGGCTGGAGCATCTACTGAAAAGATGATTATTGGAACAACCAATCTTGTGATTAACGAGATCGGTGCGGTGTTTAACGTGCGGATTGAAGGCGATACAGATGCAAATTTATTCTACACAGATGCCACAAATAGCCGTGTAGGTGTTGGCACAATTAGCCCCGCTGAAAAATTAGATGTTGTTGGCAATATTAAATTATCTGGCAATGTAATTCCTGCAAGTGGTTTTGGAATTGACTTTTCTGCCACTAGCCATCCTGCTGGCATGACCAGCGAATTGCTGGCTGACTATGAAGAAGGCACATTTACCGCAACTGCTACCCCCGATACCGGGACAATAACCTTATCGACAGATACTTTACGGTATACAAAAACAGGTCGCACGGTAAATATAAGTGGAGTATTGGTTGTTGGGTCAGTTAGTTCGCCAACAGGAAACGTCTTTTTTACTTTGCCGTTTGCCGCTGGGTTTAGTTGCGGTGGAGGCATTTCAATTGATGGAACCAATGCGTTTACGGGTGATGTTAGCTACTTCATAAACGGAACACAGTCAAACTTCTATGTTACCTATCGTGACATTACTGGAGCTTCTAATGTAAGCGGTCCTATTTTTAAGGCGAGCACTGTAATTCGAGTTGACCTAGATTACACTGTTTAAGGAAAAATAAATGTCTCTAACCAAAGTTTCCTATTCGATGATTACTGGCGCACAAGTCAATGTTTTTGACTTTGGTGCTGTTGGTGATGGTTCAACAAACGACACCACCGCAATTGCAAACGCCATAGCTTCATTGCCAGCAACTGGCGGGACTGTTTACTTTCCAAAAGGAACATTCATCACCAATGTTATTGTTTTGCCGCTACACCCCAAATGTGTAATTTTTTCGGGTGATGGTCGTGAAACATCTGTTCTTAAACCATTAAGTGCAAATCAAAAATTAATTGAATCTGCTGGTATCACTCCTAACATTGGTGGGACTAGATTTGGTATGTGGCACATGGGCATGATGCCCCACGCTGGCAGTTCTACGGGAATGGCAATTGATTG